GATGTAAAAACCCAATTCATAAACGAAGATATGGCGCAGACACTGTTGAATGAGTCTATTGATCAGTTATCTGGTAAGGCTCAATATGGGTTGGTTTTGGCTGAAGCTTTTACAATGATGCTTGGTGTTGGTAAAGCAAAACAAGCAATAGGAAACAAAGAAGTTAAAACTATAACAGACAGGGTTTCTGAATTAGTTAGAAAAGCAGAACTCCCTGACGCTTCTGATGCAGATATAAAAAGAGCAGCTAAGTACGCAAGAATGACACCCTTTCAAGCTGGTCGTGCTTTCAAATTAGAGGGGGACATAGACAAGTTCAACGAGAAAGCCATTCTGTACGCTATGGGCATGGATCGTGTGCAGGGTAATATGAAGCGGATAGTAAATGAAAGAAATGATCTATCCAAAAGAATGGCAGAGTTTCGTACAGCAGGTGGTAATTTAAAATCTGCAGAGTACCGCGCTATGGAAGCTGAGAAACAACGGCTAGTTGGTATGACCGTGAAGACTTATCTTACAGGGCGTTTTATACCTAATGTAAAAGAAAACTTTATTGAAGCGGCTCCCCTGTCTGCAGCCATGTACTTTGGGGGTGACTTTGAGCCTTTTCGCGAATTTTTTGGAGGAGATCGTTTAGCAGCAGAGGGGATGTCAGCTTTAGGCTATATGATTGTAGGTAGAGGAACAGTGTCAGGTTTGGGCAAGGGAGCCTACTGGGTAAACCAACAGGGTGGAGATCTCGTTAACAAAAGTTTAGCTATGGTTGAAGCTGTAGGTGAAGTAAGTAGATTGATACCTTTTGTTGGTAGAAATGTTTTAAAAGGATATTTAAAAGACAACAGTATTAATGAATTTAATAAAGCCTACAAGGCTGCAACAGGCAACGACTTATCTGGAGAAGCTCTTATTGCCTTAAATGTAGTTGGTAAGGTTTCTGGAGCATTAGATGACGATGGACTAGAGCAGGTTGTTTCTTCTATGGAAAAACATAAGGAGAGATTATCTAGTATTGTAAATGCATTTCCTCCAGAGGAACAAGAAGAAATTAGGGAATTGTTGCAAGAAAGTTTGGCTATAACAAGCAACATAGGCTGGCTACAGTCTGCAAACAAACTTGCCGGATTCAAAGTAGATGCACGTAGTATTGGATCTGAAAAAAGTATAAAAGAACAGATAGAAGCACAGAGATTGATTGCACAACAATCTACAAGAACACGTCGTTTAGTAGATCAGCTTCGTGCAAAAATTGCAAACCGGACAGACTTAGAAGATCCGGGAGAAATGAACAGGTATTTAGATAGTTTAGAAGCTGGAATTAGACAGAATGATATACAGTTGGGCACAGACAGGGCACTATTAACAAAACAAATAACAGATTTTAGAAAAGCAATACTTTCTAACCCAGAAACAGAATTACCCCCTAGCGTAATTGAAAGCTTAGATGACATAGAGTTTGAATTGCAACTAAGCATAAACCCTGACATGGATCAGTTAGCTCTTATAAACAAACAGTTTGCAGAAAACCAACAAGCCCTTGCCGTTCGTGCAGAAAACATAGCTTTATTACGCAACAATGAGGTAGCTCATACAAAACAAACTGCCCGTAGTTTAGAAATGATGGTGACTAACAAGTTCACTCGTATGCGTAAACGTGCAAAGCGTGGTTTCATAAAGCTAGATAAGACAGCAAGAGAAACAGGTACGACCATTGATATAAGTAAAATGATTACAGAGTTGATGAGCTTTGCTCCTGAAGCAGACCAAAACTTGGCACGTTTCTTTTCAAAGAACTCTCGTTTTTTTAAGGGCACTCTGGGTAAGCGCATGTATACAGTGGCTAACAGAATGGCGGTTCGTTCACTAGAGGGTCTTGAAGGATCTGGATATGATGACTTATACAGGTTGGCTACGAACCCAGACGGAAAGCTTGCAGATGGCACATCCACATTTCTGGGGGATAATCCTCGTCCGTTAGACATCATGTTATTCTACATGGAACGGGGTGAAGCACCGCCGTTTCTTTCTACTCCCGGTGAAGTAATGGATGTATATTCTGCATTCCGTGACTACGCTGTTCGCACAGGAGATGATGCGCTTGCCTCTCGTTATTTTGATTACTCTGATTCAGTTGCAGATACTGTAAAAGAACAAGCACCTGAATTATTCCAAGAATGGAAAGAGGCACGGCAAATTTATCAGATGGAATGGTTTGACAAGTTACGTATGGACGGACCACTTGGGAAACTACAAAAGTCCCAAAATGGTCCCGTTAGTGTAGTGGGTAAGATGGATGAACCCGGAGAGTCATTCTTCTTTGATGATTTAGCTATTGGTGAACAAGTTCCAGAAGAAATGATAACGGATAGAATGTTCAGAATCGCTTACAAGGGTGTAGACCCATTAAGTGCGTTTGATGGAATCCCTAAAAATTTGAATAAAGCATTTGCTGGGGACGACGATGCCGTAACAGAATTAATTAGAGTTGTTGGAAAAATAAAATCCGACTTTAGTGAGAACCCAATAGGTGAAGCTTTTGATCTTACTAATAAAGACAATTTGGCTGACTTCAATTTGTTAAGTGCACATTTGACAGAGTTGGTGTATGCAAAGTGGGGTAGAGGAGTTGCAAAACAACTTGGTGAACGTTCAGATTTAGACATCGATGCTCTCAAGGGTGGGGGATACAACTTTGTCAAGATAGACAACGTAGCTCAAGTACAGGAAATAATGACTGTAAATGTAAAAGGAGCAGACGGTGTAAATAGGAAAGTTAAGTTAGTTGACTTTGACAAAATGATAGCTGAAGAGCGAGGCATTGAAAAACTTGTCCGTGAAAGCAACGAAATGGCTGCTAACATGGATAAGTATAGAACTCGTGTAGTTAGTGACCTAGACGCTTCTTTGATAAAAATAACTAGTGACATGGGTGTGCGAGACGAAGCTGTAAGCGCAATAACTAAAGCATCCGGTGCGGATAGTCCTCGTGCGTTTTTTGAAAAGTATGTTATCAATGGTACAATAGATGGAATAGACAGAGTTCGTAATTCAGTTAGAGCAAAACTTGGAGATTCGTTTACAGTAGATGGCAAAGTCTATGGTACAGAAGAAGCACTAGACAGAGGCATAACTTACATGATTGTAAACGGTATGCTTGATCACGGAGGTTTAGCACCAGTAGTGGGTAAAAAGTCTATAGGGTCTAATGGTAAAGAGTACACCACCCAAGCCATGTATAATCCTGAAAGAATAGGCGATGCACTAGAAAGAGAAAAGGTACAGCAAATACTTGCACAATACATAGACTCTGATCATCAGAATTACCTATTAGAGATAGCAGATTACTTGAGTGATAACGCAGCCGTTGAAGCAAGTGCGTTAGAAGCAGTGCCAAAGATTGAAAACGTTATACGTCCTATGAACGTGAACCAACTCATATCTCGTGGTTTCAACCTTGCTCGTGGAATGGTTAGTCCACAGTACGTAGCTGCTGAACTAGGTGTTTCTTTAGCAACACAGGCAGGTTTGGACATGATGAAACTTGCAGCGGGAAACAAAGAGGCTGCTGATCTCATGTTACAATTAATGAAATTTCCAAAACAAATGACAAAGGCAGATCTTGATACCTTTGATAACTTGGTTACATCGTTTGTCGTGACTGAACTTGGACAACTAGGTGAAGCAGGACGAGAGATTATGATTGATATTACAACTCCACCAGAAGGGGACAAAGACTAATGAAACAATACAATAACGGTCAACGCAAGGCAATGATGTACGGGGGCATGTCCCGCCGTAAGCCAATGATGTATGGCGGCAAAGCGACAACAAAAAAGCCCCGTAAGAAAGCTTACATGGGCGGTACGATGTCGGCTACACAGCCGCAACAAAACATGATGCAAAATAACATGACATCTGGACAGATGAATCAGATGCAGACTCAGATGATGCAAGCTCCTAAGTTGCGGATGGCAGGTGGTGGAGAAACATCGTTTGGTATGTTGAGTGTAAAGGCGGGAATAGACAACAACCCGAAACCAACGCAAGCGGATCGCATAGCCGGGGCAACAAAGAAAAAGCGTTAGATATACCTGCTTGACTTGTCCATCATCTCATCTCCCATAGAACGCAAATAACGCAACAGGGATGCTATAGAATGTGAACCCTCATACGCTGGCATCCCCTTGTTCATGGTAGCTTCAAACTCTTCAGGTGGCACACCATCCCACACCAGTTCTACGTTTCCGTCCTGATTCAAGTATGCCGTGAATTGAAATAAATTAGCCCTGTGCTTCTTTGACACTATCTAGCTCCCGTATGGCTAGGTTGTAACAGTCAGCTTTGAAAACAAAGCCGTTGGAAGGGTCAACGTCCCCTGTCCTGTATCGTGTCGCTTTCTTGTAAAACTCTGGCTTTGGTATCTCACCAAGAATCCAAGCCTTACTGTGGTCGGTAAGTATGCGAACAAATACGTAGCTGTCGCAATCCTGTTTGGTTCCGTGTGCTGCAACAGAACAATCATATTTAGGTGAAGGTGTGGTATTGCACCGCTTAGTCTTTACATCCACACGCCGTTCGTCAACTAAAATATCAAAGTCCTTGCTGTTGGCTTCCGTGCCACCCGTGTAGTCCTCTACAATAATCTCGCCTATAGCACCCACCACATTAGATAGACTACCTGTTATGCTGCCCTGTAGTACCCCTACAGTGGCAGCTTTCTTTTTAGCACGAGCAATAATCTCAGGTGTTATTTTTATCTGTATCATCATCAGACTCTTTCACAGAGTTTTTAAGTAAATTCACATGTACGAGTTTAGAAGACTGTAGTATAGCCATCTGGGTTTCTATTGCCTTCAAGTTATGCACTATGCCCTTCTGCACACTACTAAGTTCTGAAATGTTGTACACCTTTTCATTTACAGTAATAGTCTCTGTGTTACTCATTTTCTTTTTCCTTCGGTAAATAAACTAAAACAAACGAACCGCAGTTAGCACAACTAAGGTTGGTAACCATAGAATGATCAGGATCATCTTCTGTATCATGGTCACCACCCCAAGTCAAGTTGTATCCACAGTGCCAACAGTTCATGCTGCGTTTAAGTCCACTACTTCACAGACACCAGCAGTACAGGCAAGCTCACGTGATCCACTCGTGTTATCTTCCTTTTCAAACTCTGTTAGTTTGTTCCAGTCAATAGTTATGGTGCTGTACATCTGTTTCCACTCGTTGTACTCATCAGGTTCTATATCCTGATAAGGTGCCTGTTGATACGTGTGATCACTGTAGGGAAGAAACGACACACCAGATGCTACGTCAAAGTTTTCATACACCCATGCCCCAACTTCCATCCATTCGTGTTCTTTCACACTAACAGTAATTGATGGTTTATGTTCACACCAGTTCACAGCATAGGTCTTCCACAGTTCTAGCTGTTCTATAGCTGTAGTTTGTGTCCGTGTAACTGCACCATCTGGAGATCTCATGGGAAACGAAAACACCGTGACACTATCGGGCTTCATCATGTCACGTTCATTGTGCACACCCTGTTCAATCAAGAACTGTGTCAGAGGATCTTTGTTATCTCCACGGACTGTACGAATGAAGTAATCGTTGTGACGTGCATGAATACCACTAGCTGCGTCCACGAGTTGAGACACAGTACCCGACGGCTTTACACAAGTGATTGCTGCACTCTGAGGTATTCCAAGCATGTTCGCAAATTTCAGATTTGTATCTATTGCGGTTTGTTTCATTTCTTCTAGCCAAATTTTGCTGTCTACATTTTTTGAAAGCACGGGATGATCCATGATACCAGTCAAGGATACGCCTAGCAAACGTTCTTCTTCTGCGTTGTCCTTCCATATCTTCCTCAAGTATTTAAAATCAACAAGGGTAGATTGCAGTGTGCCTAAGATAGTAGCTACACGAACTTTACGCTTCAAGCTATTTAACGTGTCGGTTTCACGTACAACCACCTCTGACAGATTACAAAAACCGTATGGGCGTAAGATTATCTCACTGCAAGGGTTCGTGCCCCACATGTGTCCTGTCTCACGCCGTCCGTTACGAGCAACCTGTTTGTCTGCTGCTTCACGATTGAACATGCCACGCTCACCAGATTTGCTGTCATATAGTGCAAGCCACTCACGCATAAACGTACCCATCTCAGGCTTTGACTTGTACGCTACAGAGTTGTTTGCCAAAGCTCGTTGTGGTTCGTAGTC